TTTCCTGAACTTAAATTGGTATCAGAACAACCGATCAATTTGATTGGTTGTTCAGCAGTGATAGTTTATAATACCAAAAACAGGAAACTAGGTATATATGAAGCTACTCACAAACATCATGGTTTGGCATTGAAAGGCACAACCCTTTTAAATTACAACACAGACGGTGCTTTACAGAAAACAGTACGTAAACCCCAAGAAGTGATGGAAAAGTTAAATAAGGGGGGTTTACAAGCGATTAAGAACACCTTTAACGCACTATCTACCACTGAAACCAAACTTAACGGACGTCTAAACAAAGAAACTGTACTAATCCGTATTTTCCAATAAAGAAATAAATACAAGTATAGGATATTAAAATGGCCAAACAGAAATCAAATAGAGATAAAATTATTGAAGATATGCGTAACCTACTAGGTGATGGTATGGTTGATGTTGAACTTGATCCAAAGCACTATAATCAGGGTTTGGATATGGCTTTTGATAGATTTAGACAAAGATCGTCAAATGCTAACGAAGAAGCAACATTGTTTTTGCAAATGCAACAAGACATAAACGAATACACATTGCCAACAGAAGTTATTGAAGTGCGTGAAACATTTAGACGTGCTCTAGGATCTGATCAGCAATCAGGTATTGATGTTGATCCATTTGAAATTGCCTACACTAACTTGTACTTTTTACAAGCAGGTAGAATTGGTGGCCTAACCACTTGGGAAGCATTCAGCCAATACCAGGAAACTGTGGGTAGATTGTTTGGTAACAAAATTAATTTTACTTGGGACACTGTGACTAAAAAACTAACAATCATTAGACGTCCAAGAAATGCAGAAACACTGTTACTTCAAGTGTACATGCGTAGAACAGATGAAACTCTATTAGATGATCCATACGCAAAGTCATGGATTAGAGAATATGCACTTGCACAGTGTAAAATGATGTTAGGTGAAGCAAGATCAAAATTTGGTCAATTACCTGGTGCACAAGGTGGTGTTACACTAAATGGTGCTGATCTCAAAGCAGAAGCACAGGCATCGATGGATAGATTAGAAGAAGAAATCAGAAATTACACAGACGGCGGCGATCCACTTGGTATAATAATCGGATAATTTCATTTGACAACATATCAATAATGTTATACTATAGTAACATGATTGAAGTTACTTTAGATATAGATAAAATTTCCAAACGAGATGAATACATAGGGCAATCAACAGGTACAAGTGTTGAAGGCGGTGCTCTTAATGCCAACTATAGAGAAGTTGATGCAGTAGCCAGAGTTGCAAATTATATGGGTATGCTTGGTTACAAATATGAAAAAGACTGGCATTGGGAAAATGCTGGTTGTGATGAATTAACTGTAAAAGTTGACAGCGAAGATATTGCAACACAATTAAAATTGAGGTGGTAAATTGATTATTGGGTTAGTAGGATGGATTGGCAGTGGTAAAAACACTGTAGCAGATATATTATCAACACAGCACAATTATAGAAAAGATTCATTTGCGGCACCATTAAAAGATGCCACAGCAAACATATTCAATTGGCCTAGGAAAACACTAGAAGGTGACACAGATCACAGCAGACATTTTAGAGAATGTGTTGATCCTTATTGGGCAAACAAACTCCAAATTAAAAATTTTACACCAAGATTAGCATTGCAAATTGTAGGTACAGAATTGTTTAGAGAACATTTTCATCCTAAAATTTGGCTAGACAGTCTAGAGCATAGATACATTGCCGGCGGTCAAAAGCCTACTATTATCACAGATTGTAGATTTAGAAATGAACTTGCTTTTATCAAACAAATGGGTGGGTTTACAATTAGAGTAAAACGTGGTGACGATCCACATTGGACTGAATTAGCCAAACAAGCACAGCAAGGTAATGATTTTGCTATACAACAATTAAGCGATATTGGTATACATGCAAGTGAATGGGATCATACTGGTGTGCTGGTGGACTTTATAATTGAAAATAATGGTACATTAGAGCAGTTGACTGACAAAGTAAGCAGTGTTGCTAAAGTATTAACCAAAGTATCTAAAGATAAAAAAGCCACACAAACATTTTAAACATCAGGCATTAAATCACCTTGACGCCATTTAAATTCTTCCATGGTCATGATTCTTTGACAGTTAGCACATATGGTTTTTAGATTATTAACAGCACTGTTGCGTAGATCACCATCAATGTGATACACATCTAGTTGTGCATGATGTTTGGCTTTAAAACCACACTTTTCACATATGGCTTTCTTTTTGTAGCCATGCTGTTGCCAAGTAGCAGTGTTGCTAACACCTTTGCCTTTGCTTAGACGTATACATTTGTCGCACATTTTACGATAATAAGTCTTATCGCCTTTTTTGTAATTAAAGGCTCTAGGTCTTGACTTACATTTTGTACATAATGGTCTATTGTCTGTCATATATGTATTTACTGCCCTTTAAAGGGAAAAATAATGGTGCTTTAACCACCCTCTTTTACCCAACTTCTAATAAATATAGTATATGATGGTGACAAGAATGTTGCCACAATTATGAAGGAGAGATTACAATGCCAGATTTAGTTTCACCGGGTGTAGCAGTTACAGTAACTGATGAATCGTTTTACGCCGGCGCGGCACAAGGTACAGTACCATTGTTTGTAGTGGCTTCAGCATCAAATAAAGCTGATCCAAGTTCTACAGGCTCAACAGCGGTAGGTACAACAAGTGCTAACGTGGGTAAAGCGTATTTGATCGGTTCACAGAGAGAACTGTTATCAACATTCGGTACACCAAACTTTTATTCTGCTGGTTCAACTATGTTACCAGGAGATGAAAGAAATGAATACGGTTTATTAGCCGCATATTCATACTTAGGAATTTCAAATAGAGCATACGTAGTTCGTGCTGATGTAAATTTAGCAGAACTTACAGGCTCAGCAACTGTTCCAGCAGGAGCACCAGCAAACGGTACATATTGGTTAGACACAACATCAACTGATTGGGGTGTGTATCAATATTCAAGTTCAGCTTGGAACAAAATTACACCAGCAGTATTAACTGACACACCAAGTTCAGAAGCAACATCAAATGTTAATGCCTCAGGTACACCAAAAGGTACTTATGGTACTAACGGTGATTTTGCTGTAGTAGTATCAACTACACCAGCAAGACTTTTTGAAAAGATTGCAGGTTCATGGCACCAAGTTGGTTCAACTGGTACTGGTGAATGGTTAGAATCAAAAGCAACTGCTTTAAGTGATGCATCGTTTACAGGTCAACAAGTTTATATGAGACCAGGAACAGGTGCGGCTCCATCTAGTCCACGAACAGGTTCGATTTGGGTTAAAACAACAGCAGTAGGCGGTGGTGCTAAACTAGTAGTAAAATACTATTCATCAGCAACATCACAATGGGCAACATTATCAGCACCATTGTACACTGACGATGATCATGCAGTAGCGGCTTTATCACCAACTGCAAATTCGTTATACGTACAATTTGATGATGATGGTTCAACTGATTGGAATAATGATAATATAGAAACAGGTCAAAACCAAACAGCAAACAACACATCACCAGAAGTAGAATACACAATTAAATTGAGAGGTTCTGCAACTACAACAACGGCTACTGGGACAGCAGACTTATCAAGTGGTATTAATGCAAAAAATGGTTCGTCAACAGGTAAAAAACTTAATATCTGTAATCAAGATGTAACAGTTACAGCGGCGGCAGGTGCCGGCAATGCTACAACACTTGCTGAAATAGTTGCAGGCATCAACAACGATGCTAACTTGGCAACATTAACTGTTAGAGCTTCTATTGATGCAAGTTCAGGTACAAAAGAATACTTGAAACTTGAAAGAACAAATGGTAAAGCAATTTGGTTAGAAGATACAACAGATGACGGAACTATTGATGGCGTTGATGTAGAAACTGATTTAGGTTTTGCAAACAATATGGGAACATCACCATACTGGCACATGGCTTCAATTTGGAGTGATTTGTCGTATGAAGGTTCACCAACTGCACCAACATCAAGTCCAGTAGATGGCACATTATGGTATGACACTAATTTAACAGCAGACTTATACATTGCTGAAAATGATGGTGGTACTATGAAATGGTTTGCATACGCAAACTCAAAAGACACATTTACTGCGTCAAATGTTAATACAGGTCCAAATGGCGAAGCGGCTGGTTTAAGAGACTTACAAATGGTTTCTACAGAACCAACTACACAGTCAGATGGTACAGCACTTGAAAACGGTGACATTTGGATTATTCAAACGAATTAGAATCATATCCAATGATTTACAAATATAATACAACTTCATCAAGTTGGGTTTTAATTGACAACACTGATCAATCATCGGCTTCCGGCATTGTGTTTGGTGATGCAGTGGGTAATCCAGCTGGTACAACAACAGCGGCACAGGGTTGGGGTTCACCATATGCATCATTTGATGCAGATGCAGTAGATCCGGCAAACTATGCTGAAGGTACATTGTTATATAACACAAGAGTATCTGGTTATGTTGTAAAAGAGTACAAAACATCATATATTGTTAATAACACAAATATTGGTCCAATTTGGATTAATGCGGCAGGCAACAAAGCAGACGGATCACCATTTATGGGTAGAAAAGCTCAAAGACAAGTTGTTGTAACATCACTTCAAGGTGCATTTACATCAAACGATGAAATTAGAGCTGAATCAAGATTCTTTAACTTGATTGCTTGTCCTGGTTATCCAGAAACTTATGATGAAATGATTGCACTTAACACTGCAAAAAAAGAAACTGCATTTATTATTGTTGATGCACCATTTAGATTAAAAACTCCTTCAGAAGTGGCTAATTGGGCGTCAAACTCAGCAAATGCAACAACTAACGGTGAAGATGGATTAGTGTCACAATATACATATTCAGCAGTATACTATCCTTCAGCATTATCAACTGACTTAGAAGGCAACAACGTAGTTGTTCCGGCTTCGCATGTAGCATTAAGAACTATTGCATTTAATGATAACGCGGCATTCCAATGGTTTGCACCAGCAGGTTATCAAAGAGGCTTAGTATCAAATGCTTCTTCAGTAGGTTACATTGATGCAACATCGGGTGAATATAACTCAGTTGTATTAAGTGAAGGTTCAAGAGATACGTTATATGCATCTAAAATTAACCCAATTGCTTATATGCCAAACAGAGGTTTAGTAGTATTTGGGCAAAAATCTTTACACCCAACAGCATCAGCACTTGATAGAGTAAACGTAGGTAGATTGATTTGTTACTTAAGATATCAATTTGATCAACTTGCAAAACCATTCTTGTTTGAACTAAATGATAGAATGACAAGAGATCAAGTACTTGATACTTTTGAAAGATTCCTATCAGACTTATCGGCTAAGAGAGCATTATATGACTTCTTAGTAGTTTGTGATGAATCTAACAATACTCCAGCACGTATTGATGCAAATCAATTATGGGTTGATATAGCAATTCAGCCAGCAAAAGCGGCAGAATTTATATATGTTCCAGTCAGAATAAAGAACACTGGCGAGAACATGAGCTATAGTTAATAGACAAAATACACCAAAAAAGGCTACTGTAGAGATACAGTAGCCTTTTTTTTACCCTTTAAGTTCAAACTTTTTTCTAAAATTTCCTATATTTTGCTAAATACTACTGTAATACAAATTAATTTGTAAGGAGAGATTACAATGGCTACATTAAAC